ATATTGATTTGATGATGGGTGGTTCACCTTGTCAAGGGTTCTCATTCGCAGGACATCAGCTTAACTTTGATGACCCACGTAGTAAATTGTTCTTTAATTTCGTGGAGATGCTTGAGATAGTTAAACCTAAGTATGTACTGCTAGAGAATGTACGAATGGCTAAGAAATCTCAAGATGTAATATCTGATTACATGGGATTCCAACCTCAACCATTGAACTCTAAGTATGTATCAGCACAAAACAGATACAGATTGTATTGGTTTGGTAAACGTGTAGGAGATAGCTATGAGCAGATAACTATACCACCTATGATATGCAAAGGCTTGACTATGCAGAACATACTTGAAGATGGTTATGAGACTGAAGAGATGACTAGTGGTGGTAAGTCTCATTGCCTTACTGCAAGATATAATGGTGCAGTATGGTGGAATAGTATTGAACGTAAGCAACGTACTATGGTACTCAAGGAGAACCCTACCATGTCTAAAGATGGATTGATTAGAGTAGGTACTGCTGACCTCAAAGGGCATGACTCAATCAAGAGAGTGTATGCACAAGAAGGTAAAGCACCTACACTTACCACCATGCAAGGTGGACATAGAGAACCAAAGGTTGCAACTAGCAAGGACATGTGGCGAAAGCTTACACCACTTGAGTGTGAGAGATTACAAACACTACCTGACAACTACACTAATCATGTATCCAACTCACAAAGATACAAGATGATTGGCAATGGTTGGACAGTTGATGTGATTGCACACATATTAAAAGGTATCCACTTAGATGGATGGAATGAAATGTATAACAATAACAACAAGGAGTATGTATAATGACTAATAAAAAAAGTGAATCTGAATTAATTGAAATTAATAGGAAAAAAGGTATTGATGGTATGACTGATGAACAAATGAAAGCAGTTAAAGAAACTGAAAGGCATGTAAGTTCAGCACTACAGATGTTGTTTGAGTGTCAAGACTTATATTTATCTGACATAAGAAACTTAGAGCAGAGCATGTGGGATTTAAGACGTGCCTTTGACTTAGATAGAAGGGATTGGTAAAATGTTACATAGAATTATAGATTTTTTTAATGTAAACTATGGCGAAGGTACAAAGTATGACCTTGATTATGGTAAACTATTAATAATTATACTATGCATTTACATTGCACTCAAGGTGTAGTATAATGGGCAATGAAGATATTAAATATTTATTACTAAGTTTATTTGCAATGGTATACATCCTTGCATTCACAAGTTTATACTAGAAAGGAACTCAATGGAAAATTTAGAACCCTCAAAACCTAACAGGAAAAAGTTTGATATGGACTTGAAGTATGGTAAGGTAAGGGAAAAACTTGTGGCAGATATGTTGCAAGATAAAAAGATTGAAGTCAAATCTGAGAGAGACATATGGCAAAAGACAGGCAACATTGCCATAGAGTATCAGTCATATGGAAAGCCAAGTGGAATCCAAACAACTGAAGCAGATTATTGGTTTCATAATCTATGTATAGGCAAGGAAGTGTTCTGTACATTAGTCTTTGATATCAATAGCTTACGTAAAATTATTGATAACTTAGATTATAAAAAGAGTGTGTCAGGTGGTGACCATAATGCAAGTAGAATGTATCTACTAAACTTGCAGAAATTATTTTCATCTGATGTAATTAAAACTTTTAGGGAGATTGACAATGTATAGGAAACTGTGGTATGATTCGTAAAGTTTCAAAGGGTAGAAAGAGACTACTCAATAGGTGGGAAGTTAATGTAATTGAAATAACTAAGAACACCTTTGTAGTAAGTGCGAATGATGAATGGGAAGCCATTGACAAGATGGAGTTAATGGATAAGCCTACCTTCAATGATAAGTTAGAATCTTACGTTGATGTAGTAAAGAAAATTAATTATTCATAGGTGTATTTATGGAAGAAAGGTATGACAATTACATGGTAAAAAAACTTATAGAGACTAATGACATAGGAGAAGGTATGACATTACCTTCCTTTGAGGACATGGTAAACAGTCCACCTCACTACAACAATGCAGGCATTGAAACAATAGATGCTATTGAAGCAATGACTGATGAAGGGTTTGCTTACTATCTACAGGGTAACATTATGAAATATCTATGGAGATATAGATACAAGAATGGTACTGAAGATTTAAAGAAAGCTCAATGGTATCTAAATAAACTTATAAAGAACAGAGAAAACTATGAAAAATCTTTGGGATAATGACAAGCAGAAACTCTACAAAGAAATCTATGAGGAGTTAATCCAAGAAGGATACACTCACCATGAAGCAAAGAAGTATGCTAGAGAAGAGGTCGCAGACAAGATTGAAAGTGATACTGACTTTATAAATGAAATAATAAAACAGGAGTATGGAGAAGATGACTAATCAATATGGCTATGATAACTACTATGGTTTTGTAGATGGTAAACAAGTTGAGTGTGTAGTATCTTATGATAAAGACAAAGACTTATATGAATGTATAGTTGCTTATAATAATAAGATAGATAATAAGTACTACTCAATTAAGAAGAGTGCAATGGAAGCTATTGCAAAGATACTAACAACAAGTAAGGAATGATATGAGTGAATCAAAAGTAGTTAAGAAAGGTAGTTGCGATAGGTGTGGTTCATCTGATGCAAATGTATTATATGAAGGTGGAACTAAGTTTTGCTTTTCATGTAGAACTTATTCAAAGGGAGACGATATGGAACAAGTAACAAAACCTATATCCATAAATAGTAATCACCAAAATTTTAGTAGTGGAGTTATAGATGGTATACCTGATAGAGCAATTAAGAGAGAGACTACACAATTTTTTAATGTCCAAGTCTTACACGATAGAAATCACAATGTGGTCAAGCATATATATCCTTATTATGACATTAATAATAGTCACATAGGTAATAAGATAAGACTTGTAGAGAATAAAGGTTTCTCTTCAGAAGGTAACATCCCCAAGGCAGTCTTGTTTGGACAGAATAAGTTTCCTCATGGTGGTAAGTATCTTACTATATGTGAAGGTGAGATTGATGCAATGTCTGCCTATGAGTTACAAGGTTCTAAGTGGGCATGTCTTTCAATAAAGAATGGTTGTCAGTCTGCACTCAAAGATATCAAGGCTAACTATGACTATGTAAATAAGTTTGATAAGGTTGTGTTATGCTTTGATAGTGATGAGCATGGAAGAAAAGCAGCCACAAAAGTTGCTCAGATATTTGAACCTAACAAGTGTCTTATCATGGACATGAGATACAAGGATGCTAATGAGTATCTTATGAAAGGTAAGAAGCAAGAGTTCACTCAAGACTTTTGGAATGCTAAACCCTACACTCCTGCAGGCATACATAACCTTGCAGATATTACATCAAGAATATATGAGGAAGATGACACAGAGACTTGTCTTTATCCTTATGATGGACTCAATGAGAAGTTGTATGGTATGCGTACAGGTGAACTTGTTACTTTTACTGCAGGTACAGGAGCAGGCAAGTCTTCTCTTATGAGAGAACTTATGCATCACTTACTAACTAATACTGAACATAACATTGGTGTGTTCTCTCTTGAAGAAAACATAACAAGAACTATGTTACATATTATGTCAGTAGAAGCAAGTGACAGATTGTATATCAAGGAAGTACAGAAGAACTATACAGTAGAACAACTAAAAGAGTTTGAAAGAAAGACTATTGGTACTAGAAGGTTCTATGGCTTTGACCACTTTGGTTCTATTACTACTGATGAGATACTTAACAGAGTAAGATACATGGTCAAGGCACTAGACTGTAAGTACATACTCATTGACCACCTATCCATACTTGTATCAGGTATTGAAGGTGAGGATGAGAGAAGAAACATTGACCAACTTATGACTAAGCTACGTTCTCTTGTAGAAGAAACTAGATGTGCCATGCTACTAGTATCTCACTTGAGAAGAGCAACAGGAGATAAAGGTCAGGAACAGGGTAAGGAAATATCCTTATCAATGCTAAGAGGTTCACACTCTATTGCACAGATATCAGATGCAGTCATTGCACTAGAGAGAGACCAACAAGCAGAAGACCCTGTCATGGCTAATACAACAACTGTCAGGGTACTAAAGAATAGATATGCAGGTGAGACAGGTGTCTCTGCTTACCTGTTATATGACAAGGACACAGGTCGATTGAAAGAGATTTCCAATCCACTTGAGTCTGACAACCAATCAGATGTAGAGGACTTTTTATGAGAAAATTTGTAGTAGATATTGAAACTGATGACATCAAGGCAAAGGTCATTCATTGTATTGTTGCCAAAGACATTGATAAAGGAGATGTATTATCATGGTATGGAGATACACTAAAAGACTTTGCTAAGTGGAGTGAATCTGTAGATATATTTATTATGCATAATGGGATATCATTTGATGCTCCCATACTCAACAAGCTGACAGGTAGCAGGATAAAACTTGCACAGGTCAGAGACACACTTATCCTTTCACAATTATCTGACCCTATGCTAGAAGGTGGACACTCACTCAAGGCATGGGGACAGAGATTGGGATTTGGTAAGATAGATTACAATGACTTCTCTCACTTCAATGAAGATATGTTAAAGTATTGTATACAAGATGTTGAGTTGACATATAAATTATATAAACATTTATTACCTACACTAAAAAAATATTCAAAGAAGTCAATGCTTCTTGAACATCAAGTCAGAGCCATAGTTAACAGACAGGAAGAGAATGGTTTTAAACTAGACATTGAACAGGCAGATAAGTTATGTGCAAGACTTGAAGAAGAAGCAGACAAGATAGAAAAAGAATTACAAGAAATATTCCCACCTATCATTACAGAAAGATACTCTGAGAAGACAGGTAACAGATTGATTGATAGTGTGGAAGAGTTCAACCCTAACTCTAGACAACAAATATCAAAGAGGTTGATAGAGAAAGGTTGGAAACCTGAGAACCTGACACCAACAGGGCATCCTATTGTTGATGAAGGAACATTGAAAAAAATTAAAGATATTCCTGAAGCAAAACAGATTGCTCAGTATCTTCTATTACAGAAGAGAGTTTCTCAGATTAAGTCTTGGATACAAGTAGTCCAAGAAGATGGTAAGGTGCATGGTAGAGTGATGACACTAAAAGCAATTAGTGGAAGAATGGCTCACAACTCTCCAAATATGGCTCAAGTTCCTGCTTCCTATTCTCCCTATGGAAAGGAATGTAGGTCAGTTTGGATACCTACCAATAGTAATTATGTGTTACTAGGTTGTGATGCATCTAGCCTAGAGCTTCGTTGCCTTGCCCACTACATGGGTGATTCCAAGTTTACAAAGGAAGTTGTTGAAGGTGACATACATACTGCCAATCAGAAGGCTGCAGGTCTGAAGACAAGAGACCAAGCAAAGACTTTTATCTATGCTCTAATCTATGGAGCAGGACCTGATAAGATAGGTCAGATAGTTGGTGGTGGTAAGACTGAAGGCAAGAATATTATCAATAAGTTTATGTCCAATATGCCTGCTCTTAAGACCTTGCGTGATAAGGTAGACAGAGTAGCCAAGACAGGACTCATAAGAGGTATTGATGGTAGACTACTAAAGGTCAGACAATTTCATGCATCAATGAACCTACTACTACAGGGTGCAGGTGCAATCATTTGTAAGGAATGGTTACGACAAATAACTTTAAAGGTGCAACAGGGATATGATTATAAACTTGTTGCATCTATCCATGACGAATACCAATTTGAGGTTCGTAGAGACCAAGCTGAAAGGTTTGGAGACCTAACTCAAAAGGCTATGAAGCTTGTAGAGAAAGAACTGAATGTTCAATGTCCTTTGGATAGTGAATATAAAATAGGAAAAAATTGGTATGAAACACATTAATGGGTTGACATACCTTTTGAGGTGTAGTATAATTCGTTATAATTTAACAAGCAACTAAGATTGCACTAACAAACTAAGGAGTAAGACATATGCCAGTATTAAGTGGTAAAGCCTATTGGGCATCTATTTCAAATCCAAACACTACATTCGAGCCTGTTTGGAGTATTGACCTAGCTTTAGATGAAGCTAATAAAAAGAAAGCTATAGACTCAGGTCTAGCAGTAAAGAATAAAGATGATGATAGAGGAGACTTTGTTACCCTGAAGAGAAAAGTAACTTCTAAGAATGGTAGTCAAAACAATCCACCATCTTTAAAAGACTCTCAAAAGAGAGACATCAAGGGAACATTAGTTGGAAATGGTTCTGATGTTAATGTCCTTTATAAAACGTATGAATGGAGTTATGCAGGTAAGAGTGGTATAGGTGCTGACCTGCAGGCAGTCCAAGTTATTAATCTTGTAGAATATTCAGAAGGTGAGGACTTTGATGTCATACCTGATGGATATAAGTCAGGAGATAACTTAGACTCTGATGAGATTCCTTTCTAAATAAGCTTAATGCTGAAGTGGGTTGTGGTTGGTGGGAAAATTTTATAAAGGAATATATTATGAGCAAAAAGGTAGACACATTAGTCCAAGATATTTACAGGACTATTGATGAAGGTTTAGATAAAAGAAAAACTGATAAAACTTTTATAGAAACCTTTAACAAAAATGTAATGGACTCTATTGAGAAGTTCTTATTTGAGAAGAGAGATGACGTAACTACGTTAAGGCTCTCTCAAATAGGAAGACCTGACAGACAATTATGGTATGATATAAAGTCAGATATAAAACCAAATAAACTAGATGCTAAAACTAAAATAAAGTTTTTGTATGGAGAAATCCTAGAGTCTCTTGTTATACTTCTTGCAGAAGCTTCAGGACATGACGTATCTGAAATGCAGAAGATGGAAGAGATAGAAGGTGTCAAGGGTCATAAGGATTGTAGGATAGATGGTACTCTTGTTGATATAAAGAGTGCTTCATCTTATAGCTTCAAGAAGTTTAAGGATGGTTCTCTTACTACCAATGACCCATTTGGTTACATATCTCAGATAAGTGCCTATGCAGAGAGTGCAGGTGATGACTCAGCAGGCTTTCTTGCAATAGACAAATCTACAGGAGAACTTACTTACATGCCTGTGGAAAGTATACATATGATAAATGCTTCTGACAGGGTCAAACATCTCAAGGATGTTGTTAAGTCTTCCTCTCCACCTCAGAAATGTTTTCCTGATGAACCTGATGGCAAGTCAGGTAATAAAAAACTTGCACTAGGTTGCGTCTTCTGTGGATACAAGGAACATTGTTGGTCTGATGCTAATCAAGGCAAAGGATTAAGAAAGTTCAAGTATTCCACAGGAGTACGTTATCTAACACAGGTTAACAAGACTCCTGATGTAGAAGAAATTACTAATGCCAAAGCATAAGTTTCGTTCTAATTCAGAGTACAATACCTATTGCTTCTTAAAAGAAAATAAGGTATCATTTAAATACGAAAAGCTAATCATAAATTATGAATGGCTAGAATCCAAAAAGTATATTCCTGATTTTGTATTAAGTAATGGGATTATCCTAGAGGTAAAGGGAAGGTTCGTACTAGAGGACAGAAAGAAACATCTGTTTGTAAGAAAGCAGTGTCCTCATTACGACATTCGATTTGTCTTTGATAATCCCAATAGGAAGCTATACAAAAATGGAAAGATGACTTATGCTACTTGGTGTGAGAAGAATGGATTCAAGTATTGCAAATTCAGTGATGGGATACCAAAAGAATGGATAACAAAGTAAATACAAATTTAAACTTTGTTGTTGAGGAAGATGTCTTTAGAGAAAGAACAACTCCTGAACAAACATTATATATGTGTGTCATCCTTCAGGCATTACTTGATGCGACTAAACCTTCTTACAAGGGTGAGCCTGAGACATCCTCACTTGAAAGAGACAGGGCAAAGGCATGGTTCTTTGCATCTGTAGGTGTTACCTCAGAAGATTTTAAAATGGTATGTGACTATGCAAACATTGACCATAATTATATGAGAGAGTTTGCATTTAAAGTTTTAGAATCAGGTGAAGTAGAATATACAAGAAAACGAATCAACGCAGTGTTAGGACATTAAAATGAAAAGTAACTTACTACCAACAGACTATCAAAACTTTATTGCTTTATCTCGCTATGCAAGATGGAAGGAAGACGAACAAAGAAGAGAGACTTGGACAGAAACTGTCTCAAGATATTTTGACTACATGCAGGGATTGCATAGTAAAACTTTAACAGATTCTCTTAGAAAGAAACTAGAACAAAAGATACTAGGTCTAGAAGTTATGCCTTCTATGAGGGCATTGATGACTGCAGGACCTGCTCTTCAGAATTGTAATGTAACTAGCTACAACTGCAGTTACATACCTGTAGATTCACCTAGAGCCTTTGACGAGTGTATGTACATTCTTATGTGTGGTACAGGTGTAGGCTTCTCTGTTGAAAGAAGTAATGTTGACAAACTACCTATTGTTAATGAGCATTTTGAAGACAGCACTACAGTTATAAAGGTTGCTGACTCTAGACCAGGTTGGGCAAAAGCTTTGAGAGAGTTAATTGCTATGTTATATGTAGGTCAGATACCTACAATAGACGTATCTGAAGTAAGACCTGCAGGAGCTAAGTTAAATACTATGGGTGGTAGAGCATCAGGACCTGAACCTTTCCTTAATCTATGTAAGTTTACTATAGATAAGTTTAAAGATGCAAAAGGCAGAAGACTTTATCCTATTGAGTGCCATGATATCATGTGTAAGATTGGACAGGCAGTTGTTGTAGGTGGTGTAAGACGTTCTGCCCTTATCTCTTTGTCTAATTTAAATGATGACCAAATAAGACATTGTAAGTCAGGAGAGTGGTGGGATATACCTGAAGAAAATATAATAAGAAATGGTCAAAGAGGTCAAGCCAATAACTCTGTTGCCTATAGAGATAAACCTAACATAGGAACATTTATGAAAGAATGGTTGTCTCTATATGAATCTAATTCAGGTGAGAGAGGTATCTTCAATAGACAGGCAGCAAAAAACAAAGTCAAAGAAAATGGTAGACGAGATGCTGACCATGAGTTTGGTTGCAATCCTTGTAGTGAAATTATTCTAAGACCTTATCAGTTCTGTAACCTAACTGAAGTTGTTTGTAGAGAAGGTGACACTATAGAATCTCTAAAACAAAAAGTAGAAGTTGCAACAATATTAGGAACACTTCAATCAACACTTACTAACTTTAAATATTTACGTAAGATATGGAAACAGAATACAGAAGAGGAAAGACTGTTAGGAGTTTCTCTTACAGGTATACTTGACTGTCCTTTACTTACACCTCGCAACATTACATTAAAAGATACACTAGAAAATCTAAAGAATGTTGCAGTAGAAACAAATAAAAAGTATGCCAAGATGTTAGGTATACCTCAGTCAACTGCAATTACTTGTGTCAAACCTAGTGGTACAGTTAGTCAGTTGGTTGATAGTGCATCAGGTATTCATGCAAGACATAGTGAATACTACATAAGAACTGTAAGAGCAGGGAACACAGACCCACTCACACAGTTTATGAAAGATGCAGGCATTCCTTCAGAACCTTCTGTAGGTATTGAACACGAAACCACAACTGTGTTTAGCTTTCCTACTAAGTCTCCTGAAGGTGCAATAACTAGAACTGAAATGACTGCTATTGAACAATTAGATTATTGGTTAATCTTTCAGAGACATTGGTGTGAACACAAACCTTCTGTAACTATATCTGTTAAGAAGGATGAGTGGATGGAAGTAGGAGCATGGGTTTATAAAAACTTTGATGAGGTATCAGGCATTTCCTTCCTTCCTTTTTATGACCATGTATATAAGCAAGCACCTTACCAAGATGTAGAAAGAGAAGAATACTTGGAGTTAAAAAATATAATGCCTAAGTCTATTGATTGGTCTAAATTATCAGACTACGAAAAAGAAGATACAACTACAGGCAGTAAAGAGTTTGCTTGTGTTGCAGGTTCGTGTGAGATAGTGGACATAACATAATGGGGAATGAACTTGATTGGTGGCAGTGGTGGTTGTTAATTGCAATCACCATTAACACTTGCATAAACTCAATAGTATTCTTTAAGGGAAGAAAGGTATTCAAGAAAAATAATGTCAACACTAATAGCTAACCTACCTTCAAACAAAGTATGGGTAAGAAAAGAATATCTAAGAGACTTCAAGGATGGTCATGGAGAATTTGTAGAAGGTAACTGGGTGACTGCTAAGTCAATACCTGGAAGAGCCTTCTACTTTGAAACATATCTTCCTAAGTATGGTGCATTGTTTGACAAGCTTCCCATCTCTGCATTCCTGTCCAAGCCTAAGTTACCTGACCCTGATATGCCACTTAACAATTTACAGTTTTGGAATTGTATGGACTATGGTGTAGTCAACATACATAAACAGTTTATCTCCACAATGGACTACGAAATTTTAACACATGACTTTGGAACTGTCAAGGGATTTTATATCTGCACCCTTGATAACTACCATCCCTTTGCAGATGAAATAGACTACAGCACAAGTGAAGTGCCTGAAGAGCATAAGTCTTTTAATTTAATTGAACTTGTGAATGGACAGTATGCTCTCTATCCCAATAACAGAATGAGAGTCTATGATAATTCCCTCACACCTGAAGAACCTTTGAAGCCTGATTTTAAAGTAAGTACAGAGTACTACCAAGTAGAAAACGAAAAGAATAAAAGGCTTGGAGATACTGACGAGTACTTTTATTAAAAAGTCCTTGACTCACTATTCAATATATATTATAATTCCTATAGAAGAAATCTTCTGGTAATGGAAAGGAGTATACTATGTCAGACGATAAGATTAAAAAACTTGAAGAAGAAATAAAATCTAAACAAAAAGAAGTGGAAGACTTAAAGTATGGTGACTTAAAATCTGCATGGAAAGAGTTTGAAGCTGCTTCTGAAATTGCAACTCAAAAATATAATAAGTATAGAGATATTGCAAAAGAAAAGTATGGAGCAACAACTGTCATGCCTAATCACTTTAATTTAATTGACCAATTTTTTAAGTGGTAAAAATGTTTACTAGTAGAAGACCTGTTATATATGTAGGGTATGACCCTAAAGAACATATTGCTTTTGAGGTATTAAAATTTTCAATAGAAAAGTATACCCATAAATATGATATCATTCCCCTTGAACAATCATCCCTACGTTTATCAGGTCTCTACAAAAGAACTTACTTTCTTGATGACCAACATCAGAAGATAGACTCTTCAGACAAGAGACCTTTCAGTAGTGAGTTTACATTTACAAGATTCTTAATACCTTTTATTAATCTTCATAAAGGTCTTGCTATTTTTATGGATTGTGATATGTTGTTAAGAGCAGACATAACAGAAGTCTTTGAAGAGTATGGACAGTTTGATGAGTATGCAGTCTCTGTTGTTAAGCATGAGTACAAGCCTAAAGAAATTTTTAAAATGGACAATCAAATACAGACTAATTATAATAGAAAGAATTGGTCTAGCTTTATACTATGGAACTGCGAACACCCTGCCAACAAAAGACTTACAATCAAGGATGTTAATGAACAGTCAGGTAGATGGCTACATAACTTTAGTTGGCTAGAAGATGAAGAGATAGGTTCTATCCATCCTAAGTGGAACTTCCTAGATGGATGGACTGATGAATCAATAAACCCATGTAATGTACATTTTACTACAGGTGGTCCTTGGTTTGACAGTTGGAAACCAAAGAGACTATGTGATGCTCACTACGCAGGTGAGTGGGATACACTACACAACTCATACAACTCAAGAATATTACCAAAGGAAAATTAATATGTATACATTCGTAACTTCTTTCAGCGAGGAAGGATATAATACCTATGCAAAAGAAATGCTTAAAAGTGTGGCAGAAAAATGGAATCCAAAACATTTTAAACTATATGCTTACTACCATGATTTTGACATTGAAAAGGTTGACCATCCTACTTCTTCTAGCATTGTATATATACATCTTAATGATGTAAAAGAAATGACTGACTATCGTGAGAAGATGAAGAAGCATGATGGTACTGAAGGTGGAACAATGCCTTACAACTGGAGACTAGATGCAGTCAAGTGGTGTCATAAAGTGTATGCCCTAACTGACAGAGCCTTCAAGATGATGGAAGAAAATAAGAACCCTGAAGAACCTCAGTGGTTAGTATGGCTTGATGCAGATACAGTTACTACAAAGAGACTAGATAAATCTGCAGTTGACAAGTGGTTACCTAACAAAGCAAGTCTTGTACATCTAGGAAGAAAAGATGTTGACTACAGCGAAACAAGCTTCATGGGTTTTAACTTACAGTACCATGATGCCTGTTCAATACTTGCAGACCTAAGAGGTTGTTATACAATAGGTGAAACTATTTCGTACAGAGAATGGCATGATGGTTTTATATTTGAAAGACTTCTTAATATCTACAAGGCACATGGTATGGTAGTCAACAATCTATCAGAAAATTGTAAAGGTCTTACTGCCTTCATGCAGTCACCTCTTTCAGAATATTTTATACACTACAAAGGTAATCTAAAAAACAAAAAGAATACTCTTGCACAGGATGTAAAGTTACCTAGATATAGACAGCTTGCAGATATTATAAGACACTACAAACCTAAAACACTTACTGAAGTAGGTACATGGAATGGTGGCAGAGCTATAGAAATGGCACTTGCAGCCTTTGAATACACAGACAGGTTTACATATTTTGGTTTTGATTTGTTTGAAGAAGCAACTGCTCTTACTGATGATATAGAAATGAATAGTAAGAAGCATCATACAATAGAGCTTATTGAAACAAGACTAAATCAATTCAAAGAAAAAATGAAAGAGAAGAATAAAGAATTTATATTTAAGCTTTACAAAGGTGACTCTAAGATTACACTAAAGAAAAATAAGTTAGCTCGTAATGTTGACTTTGCTTTTATAGATGGTGGTCATTCATATGAAACTGTAAAGGCTGACTATAATAATCTAAAGAAAGTTCCTATACTTGTGTTTGATGATTTCTTTTCTGAGGATGAGTTTGGACAGAAGCCTTTAGAAAAAAATATGGGTGTTAATAAATTACTAAAAGAAATAAAAGCATATGGTAAAGTTGTTCTTCCCTCTAATGATAAAGTTCTAGGTGGTGGTAGAACACATATTGCTTTTGTTGCTAACAGTAAGAAGGTAGAAAAACTACCTGATGAAATTACTCGTATGCCTATTGTGGTTACACCTAAAGACTCAAGACCAAAGGATGAAATATTTGTAAACATAAAAGAAAATAAAAAGTTAATTAAAGATTTTAATTGGTTGAAGCATGGTAGAATACATAATGAAACTGCCCTTATTGTTTCAGGTGGTTCAAGCACAGACTTTAACTTACTAAAAAAGAAAGCTAGAGAACCTAACACTAAAATCTTTTGTGTTAAGCACAGCTATCCTAAATTACTAGAACATGGCATCAGTCCTTTTATATGTTCTATACTTGACCCAAGACCTATCACAGGCACAAGTACTCATGGTGTAGTAAGAAAAGATTTATTTAAAAAGATAAACAAGGACACCATCTTTCTTGTAGCTTCTATGACTGACCCTTCAGTTACTAAATACCTTATAAAAAAAGGTGCAAATATTAAAGGTTGGTCTGCCTACTCTGAAGCACTAAGAGATAAGACTGTCAAAGATAAACTTAAAATTGCTAAGGATACAGGCATAGAAGAAGGAGAAACATTGGTATCAGGTGGAACTTGTGCAGCCATGAGAACAATATCCATTGCTCACATACTTGGCTTTAGAAACTTTGAGTTATTTGGTTTTGACTGCTCAGTTCCTGAAGTAACAGAAGAAATGAAAAAAGAAAAAACTTCAGGTAAACCTAAATACTTTAAGGTGGAAACCAATGGAGAATACTTTTGGACTACAGGAGAGTTGCTTGCAATGGCACAGGACTGTGAGAAACTATTTGATGATAAGAATATGGACATGTCTCTCAAGGTTCATGGTACTAACACACTAGTTTCTGAAGTTTGGAAGAACTCTTTGAAGGCAAAAGAAAAATACTACTACGAGATGATTGACAATGCTGCTTAAAGAAAAGCATGAAAAGTTTTGTCAGAACTATATCCTACATAGGAATGCAACAAGAGCCGCAAAGGATGCAGGATATAGTCAAGTCTCTGCACACAACACAGGCTCAAGATTACTACAAGATACTGCTATTCAAGAAAGAATAGAAGAACTAACTGTTAACATGACAACAAGCATTGACGTTGTTGATGAAATAGAAAATCAATACAATGTTGCACGTACCCAAGGACAAACAACTTCTGCATTAAAAGCATTAGAGTTGCTCTCTAGAATTAGAGGTAATAATATAGATGCAGATGAGATAACTTCTGATTCCTTAGAGGAAGAAATTGTTAAGGGTATGGAAATTCTTGGGATAGACAAGGTGCTTGAATTAATGTCAAAAGCTTTTCCTGAAGATATGGAAGAGGAAGAAGAAGACGAATCACTTCTTACCACTGAAGAACTTGAAAGCCCATCTGATACCTAGTGAAGCAGCAACTGCTCCCATAAAACTCCATTGATACCACTCAGGTGCTTTGTTTATATATTCCCATCCTTTGAGAACATGGTCTTGTATATTAGGTATGAAGCTTCCAATGAAAGGTAAGGTAATGATGACAAGTACATATTCATCTTTCCAACTGTATCTTGTTTGTCGTAAAGCTTCAAGGTCATAGTCTTGGTCTGACTGTGCTGCTTTTTCAATTCTATTAATTTCTGCATTGACTCTTGCCTGTTCTACTTTTGCTTTATGTTCTGACTTTACTTTTCTATCTTCCATATAAGAAGAAGCAAGACTCGTCACACCACTTATAACTGCACCCCACATTATTATACCCACTCCCCTGATTTCATTGCATTAGAGAGTCGCACTGCCCTGTTACCTACTTGATTCGCCCAACGAGAATCTAGCATCTGAGCCTTTGCTTCTTCAAAGTTTTTGTCATGTATGGCTTGCCACATCTTAACAAATTTTTTGAGTCTTGGCACACCAATATTAAATGCCATATCAATTAATACTCTTTGTCTAACTTCGTCTAATTCTATCACACAAGGATGTGCTTTACAAATCTCTTCCTCAACTATTTTAATATCATTTTGTGCTAAGTAGTATGCCTGTTCTTTAGTAATACCCCATTCAAATATATCTGATATATCTTTACCTATGTAACCTAACTCTGCTTCAGTCAATCCTCTATGCTCTAAGTTCCTACCTATACCTATAGTATCAATCCCAAGACTGTCCTCATAAGGTATTAACTCTAGACCTTCATGCTCAACTAATTGGTCTAGTAATTCTGTCATGTTATATTTCATTAGATTAAACCTCCTCTGAATAATTCTAAACCTGACATGCTTTCCTGAACCTTACCTGTCCTAAGATTGATAATCTTTCCATTAGGTAATATTAAAAACTTTTTATCCTTAGAAAGCTTTGCACCTGTAGGACTTCCAGTTTTTCCTATTAAGCTTGACATATATTCATTAACATCCTTTAAACTTTTTAAAGGTTTAGTTGCAGTACCCATACCTCTTGTATAGTAGTCAATCTCTTCTTGAGTAAGTGGTAAGTCTTCTTCCTTTTGTTCCTCAACTATTTTCTTTATCATTTCTGAAGGCTCGTCAGAATTATCATCACTACCTGTAATTTCTGCACCCTTACCATACCCAGTATAAACAGTTCCTGTTGTAGGTCCACCAAGCAAACCTGATAGTACACCTAAAGCTCCTGGTAATCCTGCCTGACTGTATACTCCTGTAATCATACCATCTTTATTTCTTTCTATATTAAAATTTTTTTCAGCAATTTTATCTTTAATACTTTTACCCAAAAATCCTCTTAATTGAGGGTTTCTATCAACTTCTCCTGAGTATGCATCTATTTGTTGCTGAGTAAAATCTTTTCCATATTGTGTAGGACCTGCACCAAAAACATCTCCTCTTTCTGAAACTTCAATAGACTCATCATTATTATCACTACCATCATTTCCTGCACCACCTGAAGCTCCCATATCACCTTCATTAGCAGAACCTGTTTCATCTGCAGAAGGACCACTACCACTATAATCGTCATCATCTTCAGAGCCTACACCACCTGACCCTACTGCCAAACTTATAATACCACCTTCTGCTTTTTTAGCATCACCTAATATAATTGACAAGGCTTCAGTCTCAGGACCTGTAAATCCTGTTTGTATATCAGTCTCACCCTTTGTACCTAATAAGTCAAGTAGTTGGCTTCTCTGATTAAGATATTTATCTACACCATACTTCTTAGCTAATTTACTTTCTAGTTCTTTTCTAGATAGTTTTGTTAAATCTTTACTCATTGTCAATGTCCTTCCTTAAAGCACTTCCTTCAAATTTATTTTTGATGTAGATTAATTTATTCATTATTTCAGGTGGTAGTTTTTTATCTCTTATAATTTCTCTTGCTTTTTTATCTATAGGATTGTCAGGTTTAAAATATCCTGCACCCCCTTTATCAGTCAATAAAAATAAAAGATTTTTATCTATCTTTCTTTTACCTAGTTTAGCATTTGCATTTGCTATAACATTCATTCCAAACTTTTGTTTATAAACTTTATCGCCTACTTTTTTATAATAGTTTATTTCTTTAATTTGATTTAATCTATCTGCAAATTCTTTTGTTAACTTTCTTTTTTCAAACTGTGAATCTGCATATGCCTTTAAAATGTTTAACTCATCTTCTTTAGTATATACTTTTGTTGGAAATTCTTTTAATGTTTTAATATAATTTTCATAAGGTTTTTTAGTTTCTTGTTGTTGGTTATATATAAAATGACCTATAGCTTTAGTAATATTCATAGTTTGTTTTCTAATACCTGTAGCATTATGGAATACAGTATCTTCAAAAACTACAGGATAACCTTTGCTAGAACCTGCTATAGGCAACTCATTTCTTTCTTTATGTTTTTCAGAATTATAATCTTCCCATAATTTTCCTATATTTTTTACAAAACCTGGATTTAAATCTTTTGTAAATAGTTCACTAGTAGAATCTAGTCTGTTTATTTCTCTGCCATACTCATCTCTTCCTTGATATATTTCTAACATTCTTTTTGTTAAAGCTTTTTCAGATATAAAAGGAGATACAAGTTTATTAAATTCAACATCAAAATCATCTTTAATATTAGTGTCTTCAGGATTTACACCTGCAAGAACTGCTCCATACATAGCTTTAGCTGCATCTTTTATAAATGCATAAGTATCTAATGCACCTCCATCTACAAACTTTGTATATATGTTTCCATCTCTTGATTCATATATAGGAGTATTAAAATGTTTTGTTGTATTTTGTTGCCATTCACTAAGTAAGTTATCTAATCCTTCTGAGTCTTCTTTAGAAACTCCCATTCCAAATATATCATCTTTGTCTGTATTACCAAACATATAGTCTAAACCTACACCTGCAAGTATTGCTCCACTTAATCTTCTTGAACCTATTTGAGCTAATGCAAGTCCTGTTTTAAATAGCTCTTTATCTCCTGTTTTTGATGCTTTAATAATATTTGATATACCATTATAAAAATCTTGTCCACCTTTTATAACAATATTCTTACCTGTTCTTAAAGTTTCTGCAGGAAATGTTGCATAAGTACCTAAAGGAAATCTTGATAAAGCTCTTACTACAGGAAGTGCAGTGCTATAAGAATGCATTGTGTTTCTTACCACTTCCGCAGCATAATCAAAAAGTTCATCCTCAGACATATTAGGAAAAGCTTTTCTATAAGAAGCAATTTCTGCCTGTAATGCAGTTAATTTACCAAAGTCATCTGCTATACCATAAGCATCTGCAGTTGCTTTTGTAAACTTTCTAAATCCTTCTTTTCCTTTTCTAAATGTTAATCCTGCACCTTCTTTTAAATCTTTTCCTTTATAACTACCTCTTGCTAATAAATCTTCATCAAGAACATTTAAATTCTTTCTTACAATTTCTGCATTAACACTTGTGTCTACTACTGCTGCAAGTTTTGCTTTTTCAAAAAACTTCATTGCATCTTTATCTTTATTTGCATATTTTTGATATAAAGTTTTAGCTGATTTTGCAGCTTCCCTTCCTCTTAGTATATGTCCATTTGCAATTAATGTTTGCAACATTCCTAAAGCATTAACTGCATGTGCAGTCTGGTCAAACACAGTTTCAGTTGCCTGTATATATCCTGCAGGTCTAGTAAATATATTAGTAAAAAGATTTCCAGATTGATACTTATCAAAAACATCTATACCTTCATCAATCATTTTATATAAAGTATCATCTGTACTATATTTACCAAGACCAATAGACGAGCCATCACTTCCTATTGCACCCATTTCTTTTTTAGCTAAGTCTGCTAATTTAGTACTTGTTCCTATTTCACTATCTCTTACTATTTTAGATACTTGACTAGGAACTCCCATCCAACTAGGAATAAAGCCACCTAATTTAATATCTTTACCTGCATACTTTTCTGCAAACTTTTTTATATCTTGTAAGTACTGTGCCTTTGCAACAGACTTATTAAGGTTACGCATTGTTTCTACATAGTTTCTATAAGGGTCTTTAACTTCTCCTAAAAAATTTGCAACAGGTTCATCTATGTCTTTTCTTTTAGTAAAAACTTTAATAGGTTTACCATCATATGTAAAGTCCATTATATTTGCAAATAAACCAGAACTATTTTTATTCTTTTTAGTTACATCATTTATAAAATTATCTAATATACCATCAACATTATTCTCAGTAATAGATTTGTTATTTTTAATAAGATGTGTTCTCATATTATTAATAACATCTATAACCTCTGTATTATGGGTATTATCTGTAACACCTTCCCTAAAAGACTTAGCTTCTTTTAAACCCTTATTTAATTTTTTTACCCACTCAGGATTAGTATAAAAGTCATAAGTTTTTGTTAGATATAGTTCAATAGAAGGAGTAGTTGTTAAACTTGTTTTTGCATCTATAACTGCACCAAGTTTACTATTCTTACTTAATCCCATTAAGTCTTTTAAGTTTTTACTTTCTTTATCAATAGATTGCCTTAACTTTGTTACAGTATCTACTATTTCATTTGGAAGTCTAGAAGAAAGCTGACTATATTTTAAAGCTTCTTTAATAGTGCCTGGGTCAATAACCTTACCATCTAATTTTTTTACACCTGTCTTTACAAATTGTTTAGTTTTAAGAAGCTCATTAGTATCATCTAATAGTTTTTGTTTATCAGCATCATTTAAACCTTTAGATGCGTTTTTTAAAACTGATTCTAATTTTTTAGAATTATTTTTTATTGCCAGTTCTTTAGCTTCTGAATATGTTTTTCTTTTAATGTATGCCTTAAACAATTCATCAGGCATTGCACCTTTAGATGTAAGTATTCTACCTAGTCCTGTATTTATTTTTCCTAAAACAGAACTTATTTTACCCTGCTGTAAATACTTACCTGGCTTTTGTTCTACAACCTTTACATCACTTGCAATTTTATTTGAAGTATTTGCTACAGGTGTGTCAACTTTATTTTTAATTGCTTTAGCTTTACCTAATGCTTTTCCACCACTATATTTTAAAACTTTAAATATAACTGCAAGAGGTATACCTAATGCAACTGAAAGACCTGCACTATCTATAGTTTGTTTAAGTAGTCTTTCTGATACTGTATCATCAGGATTTATATCTAATTTATTTACAAGGTCATCTACTTCTTCACTAATACCTTTTGCACCAACTAATTCCATTATAGGTTTTAAGTGCTGTTCATTTTCATCTTTAGCAATTACATCTGCAATAACACCTGCAGTACCATACCTCACACCTTTTTCTAATCTAGGTGATACTTTCTTTATTACTTTAGTTACAGGTTTTAATGCTTTTACTACACCTGTGTATGGAGTAACATAAGAAACTATTTCCTTTCCTACTTCTTGCATAGGAGATAAGTCTGTAGGATAAAAACTTTTTTGTAAAGCTTGCTTAGTTGCTTTACCTACTTCAGTTTTATCTAAACTTTCATCAAAAAAATTAACAACATTAGATAACTTATCTTCAATAATGTCTGCTCTTTTTTTACCATAGATAAGCTCTAAAGCATCACTACCCATTTCTGCAGCATCTGACAAAGCTTCGCCTATACCTGCAGTTACAGTTCTTCCAAGTGGAGAAAAGGGGTCAGGTAAAAATGTTTGTAATTTTTTTTCTTCTGTTGACATTATTATTTATAATCTATTTCTTTTTCTACTTTATTTATATAATCTTGTGTTTCTTTATCATCTAAAGAACTACCTTTATTATCACCATCTAATCCTGTAAGCAAACTAGACTGTCCTGCTATAAATTCAACTGCTTTTTGTTTTCCTTTAGCACCTCCACCAAAAGCTAAATACTTATCTAATGCTTTCTTATACATATTAAAAACTTTATCAGAAGCTTGTTGTGTTAATGGTGTACCATCTTCCTTAACAATTTCTTTATTTTCATTTAATTTATAACCAAATTTTAAAGCAACATCTTTTCTTAAATCATTTGAATCTGCAACTTCAAAATCTGTACCTAAATCTGAAGCAGCTTTTATATAATCTTTAGTTAATTCTGCCATTGCCTGTTTAGTTTTAATACCACTTTCTAAAGCTTCTGCTTCTGTTTGTGCTTTTATAATATCAGGGTCTTGTCTTTCTTGAACTGCACCTGCTCCTGCAGCTAATGAACCTGCCATTGTTTGAGGTTTAGTTGGGTCGTAACTTGAAGCAACTCCTTGTGCAAATTCACCGATTGCATTTAAAAGAGTATTCTTACCTATTTCTTTTTGTGCTTTAGATTCTGCAATTTTAGTTCTTAACTCTTGTAATCTAGTTAAGTCACTGCTCATACTAGATAAATTCATCATATTTTTTAAACTATCCATAAGACCCTGCTTATAAGATGTTCCACTACCTACAGTGCTTGCACCTGTTCCATCTTCATAATTAGCAGTTAAACCTGACAGTCCACCTTGAGACCTAAAGGCAATATGACCACCTTCTTTAAATCCTAAAAAAGGAGCAACCTTTGCACCTGCACTTACAATACCCATAAGATTTTGAAATGAACTTGGTTTTGAAAATCCTTGAGTTTGTTTTTGATAAGCTTGATATGGGTATTTATATAAACTACTTTTATATTCCTCTAATGCATCACCTGCAAAACCTTGTCTTTCTAAGAAGTCCTTATAAGCTAAATCCATTTTAGACTGTTCCATACCTCTACCTGCTTCACCTACACCTGATAAGGCTGTAAGCTCTTTTAAAGCCTGTTGTGGTGCTTGTTGACCTAAAGATGCCAATGCACTACCTGCCTGTCTTTCTCTTGCCTTCTGAGCTTCAAATGCTTGTCGAGCTTGGTCAAATGCCTGCTTCTGACCTATTGCCTGTATATCACCTAACCTTTGACCTAAGTCACCTATAGCTTCACCCTCTACTACTGCCTGTCTTGAACCACCATAACCACCTGCACCTACTGCCTTTGCTCCAATGCCCTGCATAGTTTGCTCAAAGTCTTCTCTTGCTTTTCTTTTTTCAACATCTACTACTGACTGTTGATAAGGATTCATATATGACTGAGCAGTATCTGCAGTAAACTGTTCTCCTAAACCTTTAGCATACTGAGTTGCAGGGTCAAAGTATTGTCTACCTGTACCTACCAAACCTGCAATGCCTGTCATTGCCGCTTGTTCTTCAGGAGTAAAGCCTGCAATTCTAGGACCTTCATAAGTTTGATAGCCTGTTTCTTTTTTTGCTTCATATAATTTTTTAGCTTCACCTAATATATCTGCCAAGCCTGATTTATAATCAGTAGGTAAATCATAAGCTCCCTGATATTCTACATCTGAATCAAAAAATCCCATTACACTATTTCCTTTAGTTCTTTTGTTGCATTAATTGGTTTTTGTTGTTTGCTTGTACCAAAAGCTTTCATTCTCATTTCTTTAGTAAAGCTATCTAATTTTTTTGCACCTGCATCAGAAGACCCATTACCTAACATTGCAACTAAATCTGCAGGCAATACATACTCATCTGCACTTAACCTTGCTCCCTTAATTACAGGGTCTCCCTCAACTTTAAAATCTATATCATCAGACATACCATCACCTCTGTCATCATATACCTGACCTTCAAAATAATCTTTAGGTCTTGCACCACCTGCCAACATTGCAATACCTTGTTGTTTCTGTGGTGGCATTGGCATCTGTTGTGGTGGCATAGGTGGCATCATCATGTCCTGTTTAGGCATTTCCTTTTCTATTTCTTTCATAGTCAAAGTCTTTAACTTTTCTTTACCAAATTCCATAAGGTCATTCATTGCAGTCTTTGCACTTGGCATATTTATAAGAGAAGCAAGTCCTGATATTTCTTCTTCTAAACTAAATGCTTCAGGTAAACCTGTCATAGGGTTCATAGTCATCTTGCCCATTCTTTCCATCATGTCAATCTCAGGCTTAGACATATGCACTAATTCAGTATCACCCATTCTTCCTTTCATTGCAAGAAGGTTTGCTAGTCCACTATTAGGTGCTTGTCTATTGGTTAAGTATGCCATTTATCTTACCTGCTTTATTTGGTGTCATATAATTAGATTGACCCTGAGTCATGTTAGATTGGAAGTTACTAATATTACTAGCTAATTTATTACTCTTATTATACAACATTCCTGTGTTTAATGCCATACCCTGAATTGTTTTTGTTCCAAAGTAGTCATCAGTTTGTGTAATACCTTTATTTATATTGTCTACAAATGTACTATTACTAATTAAATTAAAATAACTTTGTATATCCATTAATGAAAATCCACCCATGTTGAACCTGTATAACCTTTAAACTTACTTTCTCCTGAAGAAAAAGCTACGTCACCTGCTTGAGGTCTACCTATTTCTGTAACAGTTGTTACAACCTCTACTCTTATTGCTGCTTGGTTTCTTACTTCGTCATCTCTTAATTCTAACTCAGATGTTAATCTATTTCCCCAAGAAACAATTTCTCCATACATATCATTGACATCTTGTATCTGTCTATATACAGTAAACTGTGGATAACTAGCCATTATCTTTTACCATCTGGTTGTAGTGCCAATCTTACAGAACCCCATTTCCATGCACCATCATTAGTAGCAGAAACTTTTACAGATGCCTGCCTTCCTCTTGCTCTAAAATCTACTTTCTTAGTATTAGCATTTATTGTAAAAGGTCCTTTAATTTTAAAAGTATCACTAGGAAATTCTTTTACCTTTACATATACTTCAATCTCTTGTCCTGAGTCAAATTTATAATCAGGTATAATTCTATTTAAAAACATTAAGTTATCTCCTTCTCCTACATCAAAAGAAGAAGACTCAAGAAAAGAACTTAATGCAGTACCATCTCCTGTGTACACATCTTCAGGTTCATTATCCCATAAAAATGTGTCAGCAGTTGCAGAAACTTTTCCTGTAGTAATTGTATTTTCATACACAGTTCTGTCTTTAAATGTTGTATAAAAACTATCTCCAAATACCCATGTCTTTTCTTCAGTATTATATATTATATATGCATTAGGTTCAGTAGAGTTTGCTTTTGGATACAACCATATTATTTCTTTAAACTCAGAATTAATACCTGCATAAACTTTATCTTTATTTGTATTATTAAAATCTTCAAACAAGTGTCTTCTTACTGTGCATGGTAAGTTTTGTACTCTACCATCATAACCATAAAAGTTATTATCTCCCATCCAATATGACACACCATCATAGTCTATTGCCGCATGAGGTGCAATCAATCCACAGTTAGTTCCTAATTGATTAAATGAAAATACAAATCGACCACCTATATATGACATACTATATAAAGCATTATCAGTCCATATAAGTATGGCACTTCTTGTTCTTACTGCACCTATAATTTCTGTACCATCTGCAAGTGCAGTTTCACCTGAAGTTGTATTAATTGCAGGAGTCCAATTAGTAAAATCTTCTTGGTCAGACCATCTAACTAACATACTATTAAAGTCACCTGTACCAAATTCATTTGTTGCAAAACATATGGCATGTCTATCATTAGGTGAAACTAATATAAAGTTAGACTGTGTAGGTGCAGACGTTGCAGTTACATGTGGTGCATTAGTTGCACTTGTAATAGGTTTCATTCTTTCAGGACTTATAGATACATCTGCATCATAGTAATAAATATTACCACCCCTTCTTAATCCTAAAACATCTTCACCCCAGTTATCAAAACTCCACTGAGAGCCTTGGAATGTAATACCTGAAGCAGTTGCTGCATCATTCCAACCTCTTACTCCTGTAGTAGATGTACCTGCATTATAAATATCTGCACCATATCCTAAACCTTGAATACTATCTGATAATTCATTTTTAAGTAAATAAGCTACTGACACTGCAGTACCACCACCTGTTGCAGTTCCTGTTGCAGTTGTATTAGCATTAAAAGTAAAAACATTAATATCAGTTACACTAGTAACAGTATAAGGTGTAAGTGTTACAAGGGTTATACCACCCACTGCATCTGCACCTTCAACAATAAATTTATCTCCTGCACTTCTACCATGATTTGTAATACTTGTTACAACTTCAATAGAACCATTAGTTGTAGTAAAAATATCTGAAGCAGAAACTACACTTACAATAGGAGTTACATCATATAATACTGCATCCTTTTCTACTATAACTTCTTTATTTGTACCAACAATAATATGCTTTCTTGTATCATTATCAGACCATGTAAGTATGTCTCTTGCAATACCTTCTATATTTTCAGTATTATGTTTAGTGTAACCTCTAATATTTTCAGGCTTACCCTCTCTAAACCTAACCCTATTGCCTTCAAACCATTTACCTTCTTCTGCATACTGTGTAGATTCCTTATGAAATCCAGGAAGAAAATTTAGTTTGGTTAGTTTTGAATCTGTTGAAGCCATATTTAAAATGCTCTTACTGAAAATGTTCCTGTATAATCTGTAGTATTAAGGCTACCTGCACCATCATTAACTGACACAAGTGCATAAGGTTGACCACCACCATCACTACCTGTAATTGATGCAGTTATTTCAAATGAACCTACAGTACTATCTCTAGTTGCAGTTACTGTTGCACTTGAATCAACTGACACATCTGTAAAAGGATTATCTCCTGTTAAGAATGCAGGTATTAATAAGTTGTTTGTAAATCTAATTTTTCTTCCATTAACAGTACCTACTATTTCTACGTTTTTAATTTGGTTAAATGCTCCACGACCTTGGTTCATTGCAAAAACTAACTTACCAGTATTTACATCTATAAAAGCATAAAAGTCAAAAACTCCTGAGTTACCATTATTAACACCTACAATACAATCATCCCATTTCATATATCTATAAGTACTTCCTCCAATACTGTGTGTTGTATTTATTGAAGGGTTAGGTGCAGTTCTACCATCATAACTACTAGGTCCTCCAGGACCTGTCAATGCTCCACTAATAGGTGTACCATCTTCTAAGAAAGCATGTGTAAATGACATTGCAAAATCAGAACGATTTGCACCTGACATAGATGTACCACCTATAAGAGATGTATATGCAGTTGTATAATAAGTTTCATTAACTAACCAACCTTGATTACTATTTGTAGAAGGGTCTCTTACAGTTGTTAATCCATCACCAAATGCAACCCCTGCTCCTGCAGACCTTTCATCATCTACTACTGTTGTTTCATAAGTATGTGAATCATCTACAATAACCAATGAATCATTTAAAGCAGTAACAGTTGTAGTTCCTGTATATCCATCATCAGCTTCTGTTACAGTATGTGACTTTAATTCAGACTGTATATTCCCACTACCTTTTAAATCCATAGTTGTATTTGGATTATCATTAGTTAAAGGTGACCCTGAAGTATTAATAATAGTTTTATCTTGTGTATCTAATATTACTTTTTTATGAGCAGTATTATCATCTAAAGTTAAATTGCCTGATATATTATCTACATTTTTAAAATATTGTACAGGTAAATTAATTCTAGTTGCAGGTACTTTATCATTTAAATTTCCTGCTGAACTAACTTTAGTAAAAGATAAATTAGATATTAAAGGTATTGACATATAAAACCTATGCTTTAACTGTTTCTACAAAAGAAAAAGCAGTACCATTATATATTGCCATAGCTAGTTCAGTAGAATCTCCTAAACTTATTCCTTGAGAACTTCCTGGATAAGCTAAAGTCATACCTGCACTACCTCCAATTTTATCAACAATAATATACTGACCTATAGATAAATCACCTACTGCTAATGTAATTGTAACTGCACCTCCAGTTGTGTCCACTCTTTGATATATTGACTTACCTGCACTTGGTGTTACTGTATCAGTAGAAGTTAAAGTTGAGGTAACAAGAAAAGGATTATATATCTTTGAATCATTATCTTCAGACTTCATAGTATTAATAGTTGTACCATCTGTTGCAACTGCCATACTTAAACCTTGACTTGTAGCAGTAACTGCAGTACCTGCTCCTGCTTTTAATAATACATTATAATTACCTGTTGTACCATTATGAACAAAGTATGTTTTCTCCTGTGCAGGAAAAGAAACAGTTACATCTGCAGTTAGTGTACCTTCTATTTTTAAACCTGCCTTTCTTGATTGGTCACTTGAACCATCTTGACTTGTTAAAGCAACAGCAACACTTGAAACAGAAACAACCTCATAACCTGCAACTGCTTCATCAACTAAGTCTATAACATTTTGATTAAGTATCAAACCCCAAGAGTTAGGATTTTCTCCATCTGCTTGTTTTTCTAACCTAATTCTACTTGTATATGTAGATGCCATTATCTACTCCCTATTAGTATCTTATCTAACTTATCTTCTAATCTTTTCATTGCATCCATTAATTCATGCATGTCATCCTTCACATCATCCCTACGTGCATACTCTTCTCTTGTCTTATTAAGAAGTATTTGTATACGTTTAACCTCTTGAAACATTTTATTAAATGCCCAACCAAAAGGAACAACAACCATTGTTAAGATAATGTTCCAGAATAACATTGCATCTATTTCCATTTAACTAGCTTTTTCTTCTTTAGTTTCTTCTTCACCCTTAACAGATTGTATCAATGAGTTTGTAAAAGCATTCTGAGCTACAGTTACTTGGTCAAGTTGGAATCTTAAACTTGCACCTTTAGCCTGTAAGTCTTTTATCTGATTGATAAAATAGTTCTGGTCTTGAGATAAATCTTCTTGATTATACTCTTTACCATCAATAGTGATTACATTGTTTTGTTCAGTCATTACCAAGATACTCCACTTGCTGTTGTTGGGTTTGCTTTTGCAGCTATCTGAGCAGCTATACCATCTTCTATTGATGTTACTTGCTCTGCACCAAGTGCATCTTTAGCCCATCCAATAGCTTGTGTCTCTGTGATATCTGCGTATGGTGTTGGTGTACCTACAAGTGTTACACCGACTGTGCCATAAGCTGACCCTGTGTTACCATCTGAGTCTTCATCAGATGCTCTCCAGTGCAAAATAGTCACAATATCTGTGTTATCTCCCTGCACTAAGTCTCTTTCCATATTTGCGATTGTCCAAGTTACTGCCATTTTATTCTCCTGTTAGTTAGCAAGCCATCAACACACAAGGCACTAAATATGTGCCATCATCATATGTATGTGATACGTTTGTAGAAGTAACTTTGGCTATTGTTTTACTTCTAACTATATCGTCACCTTGAGGTTTCGCTGTGCCATCTCCTGCACTCATTAGCAAGTCACCTCTTGCGACTGTTATTCCTTGAGCAATACGGATAACCATATCACCAGTCATTGCAATGTTCATGTCATTCCAGTCATCATCATCATCCCAGTTAACAAAAACACCTGCAACATTAGCATCACCCTCAACACTAGATACTGCCATTTTATTTAACTGTTCGTTATCTTCGTCACCCCACTCAACCATTTCATTAAGGTTAGTCATTACTGTACCTTTGACTATGGTTGTGTCTTTACTGTTATCAAGTAATCTTGACCATCTAGCTAAGTGACCACCATTGTAAGAAACTGTTGTGCCAGATACTGTGATTTGACCTTCTTCTGTGCCTTGCGCCTTAAACGCTATCAGTGTGCCGTCAGTGCCTGTTCGGCTAACATTTAAAGGCTGTGCGCTATCTCTACAGATTGTCGTGCGTCCACTAGCTTGGGCTTCAAAACCCTCTGTCGTGTCACCTGTAGCCGTCTTGCCCACCAACAAGTTGCCACTAGCATCGATACGCATACGTTCTGTACCACTTGCACTGTCATTGTGTTGAGTAAAAAGAAAAGCAGAATTAGCTCCAGATGTTGCTCTTAATGCTCCAACAGTCCAACCATAGTTTGTTAAAGTAGAGGTGGCATAAGATATACCAGTAAACCCAGTTGTGTCTGTTGTACCAGTAGCTGTTAAGGCAAGGTGAGGTGCGGTAAACTTGGTTGTGTTTTGGTCTTGAGCAATGTCTGCACGACCATCTGGACTACTAGTACCAATACCAACATTGCCACTGCTGTCTATACGCATTGCTTCGGAAGATGTATTATAATTATACCATCTAAATGTGTTGTCAGTGTTCATACCCACTTGCCATTTAGAGGTTGTATTTTGAATAAAATTTATAAAAGCACCCTCTGCTCCTGCATCTGAAGAACCACATTGCAAAGTTAAACTAGCATTATCTGTTGGTGCATCTATGATTACGTTTGTTGAAGACGCATCTTTAATATGTAGTTTATCAGATGGACTACTAGTACCAATCCCAACATTGCCTGAGCCATCAAACACCATATCTGTTCTGCTATCAGTCTCATCTCTTATTTGTAATCCTGTATTACTAACACCAGTTCTTTGTGGAGTGATTGACCAACTATTATCAGGAGAGTCAAACTTGTTGGTCATAGTTATACCTGCATTACTACCACCACCAGCACCAGTTGAGCCTCTTTCTAGATGTATTAATGTTGATGGAGTCGTTGTACCAATCCCCAAAGCCTCTTCACTAGCATCCCAAAATAGCTTTGGTGTTGTGCCTGTGTCTTCGTAGAAGCTGATGTCACCTGATTCACCTACAGATAAAGCCTTTGCTGTAGTTGTGTTTGTGCCATTATACCCAATAACAAATTCAGCACTTGTGCTATCACTATTAGAATCTAAATTTATTCTAACATTATTTCTAGCATTAATAATTGTTGCGTTTTCTGAGTCATTACGAAATATATCATCAAAAGAATCTGCACCAGAATTTAAATTAATTACTTGACTAGGAGCTAAAGTCAGCCCACCTGCCGTCACTGTACCTGTTACATCAAGAGTACCACTGAGGTCTGCATCAGTGACTATCTTGGATATGTCTTTTGCTCTTGTCATGTATTACTCCTAAATTACCAAGATAATCCCATTGCTGTTATAGGTGTTTGTGATTCAGTTATTTGATTAGACACATTTAACTCAGAATTAGCTATGCCATCTGCACCTAACTTATCTTTTACCCATTGTATTGCATCTGTTTCTGTTACAGAGCTAAATTCTTGAAATGGTTGACTGCCAAGTTCAACACTAACAGTTTCACTTATAGAGCCAGTATATTCTGTACCATCTACTGTTTCTGTGCCATCTAGTTTATATGTTATTTGTGTAATAACATCAGACTTATCGCCCATTGTTATTTGTCTTTCCATATCAACTATTGACCAAGTATATGTTACTGCCATTTTATTCTCCTATATTACTGGCATCATCACGTTGTTTACGATTTTGATAGTCGCTTCTTGCTGTTACAAGTGCAACAAAGTCTGCTTGATTAGATGGTATTGGGTCTGTGAAGCTACTGTCGTTCATTAGTTTTGTAGTCCACTCTTGTTGAAATCTTTTCCAACAGTTGTTTATCTTGCCATCTACAGCACCTTGTATCCAAGTATCTATTCCTGCATTGTCTGTGTCGTTATACAAATCATTAGATAAAATCTTCTGTTGTAAATCTGTTAATGTTACTGTCTTTGTATGGTTTGCCATTTTATAACTCCTTTATGTTACGTTGTTTCACTTTGGCTTATGCTACTAAGTAGCCTGAAAAAATTGTGTAATTTGGATTTCCTATTACTACAGAACTTCCTAAAGTTCCAGAATTTTGATAGACTTGTACTTCTGCAGTATCACTTGCATCCATATCTGCTAATACACTAATTGTAAATGTGTGATATTGTAAATCAGCACTAAAAACATCTGTATCTAAAATCACTTTATATTCTTTATTTGATGTTCCTATCTGTGCTATATAAAAAGTAGAATCATTTTGTAAATCATCTAACCTAACAATTGCATTTAATTGATATTTGCCAGTAACAGGTGCTGTAAATTTATAATTACCTGTGTTAAAATCGCCATTTTGGTCAAATACTTCGACATTTAAAATAGCTGTTGTGTAAGTTGCTAATGAGGAAATGCTTGTATTTGTATTACCATAAACTTGAAAAGCAGGTTGATTTGGCATAGTTACATGACCATATTGGTCAATCCTCATTTTTTCTGAAGGACTGCTAGTAGAAGCACCAGTTTTAAATACAATACCTGCTCCAGTTGAGCCAGTATTGTTACCACCTGATAACTCAATCGTACCACCCTTGTTTGTACCACCACCAAACATTGTTAAACTTCCAGTAGAAGAACCAGTATTTATAGAATTGCATTGTATTTTATCCTTAAACTGGGCAGTACCATCAATTCCCATATTAAGGGTAAGAGCAGTTATAGTAGAACCATTATAAAATCCTTGAAAAATTATGTCTCCGTGATTAATTTCTGATTTTATTACAAAGTCATCACTACTTTTAAATATTTTTCCATAAGCTGTTCCAGTATCTTGAAAAATTATATTTGCATTTTCAGCATCTAATCTTAGGTTTCCACCACAATCAATAATTGCATTATCAGATAGTTTTATATCGTGATTAAATGTAGCAGTACCTGCATCTGACATATCAAGTGTAAGAGCAGTAATAGTCGCACCACCATCATTGCCAAAAAACTGTATGTCTGCATTACTGACTGGATTTTGTATCCCAAAATGACCTGTATGAGTAAATCTACCCCATTCATAACCACCATCTTTTAATCTTATATCTTCACCATCAGCATCAAGAGTAATATCTCCTGCTACATCAAGTGTAAAATCACCACTAGCATTAGCTATGTTACCTGTTACTTGTATGCCTGTTGAGGTGGTGGCTAGTTTGGGTGCATTATCGTAGTATATATCAACACCAGCACCACTAACCATGTTAATATAATTTTTACTTCCATCTCTATTTCTTAGTCTTAAAGTATTACCTTGAATAAAAGTGTAGATTCCTCCATTTTCTTTTATAAAGTTTGTTGCTCCTCCGGGAGCAGATGGGTCATGATAAATCTGTAAGTCAGCACCGTCACCTACTTTTATAATATCATTATCACCCATGTTAAGATGTGTACTTAGAGTAGTCTCACCTGTAACTGCAAGAGTACCTGCCATTGCAACATTACCATCAAACGTACCACCATCTGCCTTGCTTACTGTATCAGCTACAGAGAATACATCATATGTTACAATCTCTACTATATCATTAACAGCAGCACCTTCTCCTAGTACAACAGATGTACCACTAGTGGCAGTATAATCTGCGTCACCTAGCTTAACACCATTTCTATATACATCAACGTAGTTGCTATCTCTATAGCTTAACGTAACATTCTCTGCATTGTCTGAACCAGTAAACGTGGTCTGACCTGAAGTAGCAGTATAGGTATGTTTTTGTCTAACTCCGTTGGAAGGAGATACTCCTATGTATGCCATTAATTAAACCTCTTGGTTAGCTAAATGTGTGTTAGCTAAATGTGTAGCATATGCTGTCTTGATTGCTTCTGTATGTACTGCATTACATATTGCTTGTACTTCTGTACTCTCATTGGCTAAGTCAGTTGCACTTATATTAGGTGCAACAACGTGCCTTGAGAAGCTTCTGCTTATCTCTGTGCCATCTCTCTTGATAACCACTGCTGTCCTCACCTGAACCATTTTGTAGTCACCTACGATTTCTATTTTGTCTTGTATTGTCTCTTCTGTTAAAGCCATTTTTATCTCCTATTTATATTGCCATATAAAAAAATGAAAACTGTATTTGATTTTTATTAGAACCATCTTGACAATCAGAAATATTATTTACATTATAGTTTCCATATATACAGTAAAATGATGTAGTTCCTGCTATTGCCATTGTTGAATGTGGCTGATTAGAACCAAAATCATTTGAAACTATACCACCACCTGAAGTGTATTTGTCTGGGTCTATATTTGATACAGTAAATGGTAAACCAGATACTTGAAGTAAACCTGAACCACCACTAAAAGCATCTGTTCTAATCCTTCCTTCAATAAAAACTTTTCTACCTATTTTTGTATAAAAACCATATCTAACACTACCATAGGTTACAGTGGGATTACCACTGCTTCCAGTATAAGTAAATGTGCAAGTTCCCTCTTCATAGTCATCCAAAGTTTTGCTTGTTACTGCACCACCAGTGCTACCAAAGACTACACCACCTGATAGGTAGAGGTCTTTCCAACGACCACTAGAATAACCTAAGTCAATAGCATCATCCCTATCTGCACCAGTTGTGGTACTCGGCACAACACGAGATGTACCAATTTTTATACCTGCATCTGTTGTACGAGTTGATGCAATATATAAGTAACCTGCATCAAAAGTACCAATACTTCCTGATGCAGAGTTTCCATTGACATGAAAAGTTATTTGGTCACCATCATTTGTTCTGTTAATTAAAACAACATCATCAGCAGTATTGCTAATCTGTAACTTTGCATTAGAAGATTGAACTTCTCCAGTTAAATTTATTAAGGCTCTTCCATTGCTGTCTATTCTCATGCGTTCTGATGGTGTAGTTCCTGCATGAAACACTAAGTTATCACCATTAGCACCTAAATACTGAACATCTGTTGTGCTGTTATCTTTAAAGGCAATTACTGCTAAATTGTCTGTGCTTACAAGTTTTGCACCAATGTTTCCTATGCCACTGTTTATCTCAAGTGTTTCTGAAGGACTACTAGTACCAATACCAACATTGCCACCATTAAGGTAGGTATCACCATCAGAGTTTAATTGAACTGTTCTTGTTCCATCTCCCTTATGAATATTTACAAAACCTTGAACAGCTCCCGTTCCAAGTTGAACCTTTGAACTACTTGCTCCATCAGTTCCCTCCCAAAGGACAAGTTGCGGGTCAGAACCAGCGATTGAAAGTTCAACACTAGGACTACTAGTACCAATACCCACGTTGCCACTGGAGTCTATTCTCATGCGTTCTGTGTTATTAGTTCCTAATATAAAGTTTTTTGCTTCATAATGCCAAATATAACCTTGCTCTGAACCATCTATACCAAATATCAAACCATCTGTGGATGTTGTACCAGTAGTGCTATTGGTAATATGTAAATAATTAGACCCACTAGTAGCTTCATTTAAATGTAAGATTCTTTGAGGACTTACAGTACCCACACCAACCTTATTGTTAGCTGAGTCTACATAAAGTGTGTTTGTGTCTACTGTCAGGTCACCACTAAACGTACCTGTAGTTGTGTCAACAGCAGTTGCAATTATATCGGCAGGTTTTTTCCCTACGTATGTCATACGTTACCCCTTATGTTGTAATATCTAGATGACTCAGAACAACATCAGCAGAAGATGCCTGACTAGATGTAACTTTAACTGCATCTCCTGGTTCTAATACAAGTTTTTGGTCTCCACCTACAACTACCAATGAACCACCTACAGGTATAGGTGCATCCTTAACAATGTATACACTGTCTTCTGTACCACTAGTACGACCTGAAGCATCAAGCTGTACATCTACAGTGATTTGACTTGTAACTATGTTAGAAATACTAAGACCTATAATGGTAGTTTCAGTATCAGCACCACATGTTAATATGGTAGCAGACGATGTTCCAATCCCTGCATTTGTTTCTGATAAAAATAAGTTTGCCATTTCTTTTTCCTTATTATATTATATTATACTTGATGTTTTATCCTAATGCAATAGCAAATGCAAGAGCTGCACCATTAGTGTTATCAATACTTGTTGCCATTGTAGAAGATAAATTAGCTACAACAGTATTAATACTTGTAATAGCATTTATATTAGTTGTTACATTTGTATTTGTATTATCAATACTCGTTGCCATTGTTGCACTAAGATTTGTAATAACAGTATTAATACTTGTAATGGCATTTATATTAGTTGTTACATTTGTATTTGTATTATCAATACTTGTAGCAAATGTGGCACTAAGATTTGTAATAACATTATTTATACTTGTAATTGCTTGAGTTCTATTATCAATACTTGTTGCTATAGTTGCACTAAGATTATCTATAACTGTATTAATAGATGTAACTGCATCAAGATTAGTTTGTGTTAAAGCACTTACATTAGCTATTACATTATTAATAGAAGTAATAGTAGGTCCTACAAAACTTGTTGCACTTACTGTACCACTAACTTGTACACCATATGGAAACTCTGCGTCTTGTCCATCTGCAAGAGTAAGCATTGAAAACGAACCAGTATTAGTTAATTTTATTCTGTTACTCTGAATAAATAAATCACCAGTTCCTGCTTCTTTAATTACAGAATGAACTCCATTATGTTGAATAATTAAATCATTATCATCACCAAAATTAAGAGTGGCATTATCAGATAAGTTTGTAGAACTAACAACATTAACAATATTTGTGTTTATAGAACTAACAGACACACTATCAAAACTTAAAGTGTCTGCAGTTAAATCTGTTATACTTGCTTTAGTTGCTCTTAATACACTTGTTTCTATTGTAGTTGCAGTAACTGTTGCTGCAGTTATTTTAGTTCCGACAGTAAGATTATTTAAAGTTACATCAGTTGCACTAACTGCCTTCATATTAGTAGTGCCTTGAATAACTACATCACCACCAATAGAAGTATCGTTTTCTACAGTAAGAGAAGAACCATTAAAAACTCCACCTATAAATGAATTTGCAGAAACTGTAGTTGCAATACTTACATCTATAACTCTTCCATATGTATCTATATTAAGTCTAGCTAATGGTCCATAAGTTGCAGAAGTTATCCCTGTAGTGGCAAGACTTATAGTAGGGTTGCCTGCAGTACCATTAGCATTAGTAATTGTTATAGGACTTCCACCAACAAGAGTTCTTCCTGAAAGACTTCCTGAATCTCCTACAACAATTCCTGTAATACCTGAAAGGTCTGCAATGTTATTTAATGCAGAAACATTGGCAGTTAAAGTTTCTCCACCTAATTGAAATGTTCCATTAATATTAACTTTGTCTGTTGCAAGTTGTAGTGGAGTTGCATTACCTGCTCCTGTCTCTACAGTTATTAAAGTGCTACTTAAATCTGAGTTACTTGTATTAACTTGAAGTAATTGTTTATAAGTATTTGCAATTTTTTGCCCTGTAAAATTACTCATATTGTATTCCAATCATTGTTAGTATCTTCCCAATTTTGTTCTAATGACTCCCAATTAGATTGTATATCTGTTCTAGGGTCAGGTCGTGAATCTCTAATAAAAAAGTTTTCTTGTATTCGTGGACTTTTATTTTGTGGATGGTTCTTTAAATCATATGCTCCATCATAATCTTGAGGACATACCATTGTTCCATAACTGGTTTTTTTAAGCTGTCTTAACTTATATCTAAAACCACAAGTGTCACACAAACCATATACATTTTTATTTGTAGCCATTATATACTAATCTTTGGTGTTATAAAAAGACTTGCTCTTTCTCTGTCTTCAGTTAAAGCTCTTGCAAGTCTTTCTTCATATTCTGTTTTAATCATTGTAATTCTATTCATGTCTACATTAGGTCTTTTCATTGACATATAATATGCAAGACCTGCACTTAAACATGGTAAAAACTTTCTTGAAATATCTGCTGTTTGTACTGCAGACTTATTAACATCCTGCATATATCTTATAAGTTCTATCTTTACTTGGTCTGTAGAATTTTCAGGTAGCGGCCAGAGATAGACTACAGGGTTATCTCTTTCATGTCTTACTGCATACTGAGTAGGTCTACCTGTTTGTCTCTTATTAGGTATCTTTAAATATTCTTGCATAGATATACGTTCTAACTGTATGTCAGTATTATCTCTATTAACAACTGCTTCTAATACGTCAATGCTTGAAGATGCAAGTGAATATGTAGTTGTACTTACAGAAACTGTAAACACAGAAGTTTCTGCAGTCCATAACATTATGTCTCTGTTTTGCCAATCAGATAGTAGTAAGTTAATTGACCTTCTTGCAGATTTAGGTTCATGTCCTAGTGTAGGCTCACCACCTATCATTTCCATTGCTTCTTGAATGACTTCATCTATGTCCATAGAAAAGTCATATGTGCCTGATGTACTCATGTCAATGTCTCATTCTTAATATATATAATTTCTAAAGCTGCTGAAATATCAAAGCTGACACTACCTGAAGAAGATAATGCTCTTACCTCAATATCTGATTTTTCCTCAACCTTTAAAGGAATTGAAAATGTTTCTTCAACGTGCATACTTGTTGTTAAAGATTTAACATCTTTAGATTGAAAAACTTCTCCATAAGGTCTTACTGCTAGTACCATTTTACAAACTGCAGGAGTATTAGAAGTAGTTCCATTAGATATATCATATTGAAGAATGTAAGCAGTGTATCCTGCTGGGACTGTCCAAAGAGCCATCAGACTTTGATTTGCTCCTGTTACTCCATTTACAGAAGCATAAACATTAGCAGGAACACCTGTTGTAACTGTACCTGTGCCTGCATATATAACACCTGCATTTGCACCACCAGTTCCTGCAGACCTAACAACCATTCTATTGATTCTTAAATACTCTTTAGTTGTATTTACTGCAGTCTGACCATTTAAAGTAACTGTTTCGTTTATTTCATCATAGTTTGTATCTAAGCCAAAAAGTTGTACAGTTCTTGCTCCTGTTCCTGCTGAAGTATCTGCAGTTGAAGAACTAGAGACTTTTAGTACAGAAGCAGAAGTTAGATAACTATAAAGACCACCTTCTGCCCATACTGTTTCTAAAGTATTTCCAACACTTGTATTATTACCAAATTTAAAAATATTTTTGTGAAATGATATTTGATTACGAGCTATTTGAAGATAAAATGGCTCAGTAGTGCCAACCCTACTAATTGAAGATACTTGAGCCATATTTATTCTCCTTAATAATCTTTAGACACTCTAAGAACCACTTGGTAAGAGTCTCCTACTGCCCCAGCACCAGTAGTAGTAAATTTTATATCACCAGTTGGGCTAGTGCCAAAAGACTTAGTAGAAGGTAACCCACCAAATTTTTCAAAGTTTTGATATCCTTGTTGGTCTTCTGCAAGATGCAACATAATAATATCAGTAGAGGCGTCTGCTAAGACTTCTACTGTTAAGCCATGTAGCACCCACCAGCACTCTAAAATTCTCACCCCAGTACACGCTTCGCCATTGGCGTTTGGTGTTAGGGATGAGACATCTATTTTAAGGACTGCTGATTCGTTTCCAGTATCTACATACTGATATTGAAAAGAAATAATAGCTTCTTTAGTATTCTGTTCAATAGTAGTAGTGGTTGTTATATCAGCCATTTATACCCCCTAATTATTGGTCAGCAAACACTGGGGCAGTCGCAGAAGTAACAGAACCCATAACTCTATAATTTGTGCTATCAACGCCTATAAATGTTACATCAAATCCTGCTGGCACATTTATTTGCAAGCTACTGTTAGAGTTTCCATCTGAAAATACTGCACTAATT